AAGTACCCGCCAAATACTTTGCACAAATGCAATTTCAAATGGCTTGTACTGGGCGCAAATTCAACGATTACTGTGTTTTTGACCCAAGAATGCCGCCCAAGGCACAGTTGTTTGTGACCCGTATCCAACGTGATAACGCATTTATCACCGAGATGGAGGCCGAGATTGTCAAATTCTTAGCCGAGGTCGATTCCCAAGTTCAGCAGTTAAACCAATACATTGAAAGCCAGCCATGAGTAAAGTCAAAAAAGAAATCACCGCCATTGTGGGCCAGTACACCAACAGAGAAGGCCAGCAAAAGAACCGCTATCAGCGCATCGGCAGCATCATTGACACTCGCAATGGCGAGATGCTCAAACTGGATGTAATCCCTTTAAAGGAAAACGGTTGGGACGGTTGGGCATATCTAAATGACCCCAAGCCCTACGAACCCAAGGGCTTGCCAGCAGATAACGATGACGATCTGGCGTTCTGACCATGCTTACATTTCCAAGGGCAAGAAATTCTGACCCGCTGACCTCATTCCAGGCAGCGGATTCAGCCAAGGAATTGGCTAACAAGCACGGCTTGTTGATTGTGGATTGTCTCCAGCGTTTTGGCGCAAGGGGCAAAGATGGCATTGCTGAACTAACTGGGTTAGATGGCAATCAAGTTGCACGGCGGTTGCCTGAGTTAGCCAAGATTGGTTTGGTGGAATTGACTGGGCAAGTCACCAAATCAAAGTCAGGCAGGGCAGAACGTGAATGGCGGTTTGTACCTGTACAAAGGAAGTTGATATGACGGAAGAAGATGAAGCATTTGAGGATTTAGCCAAGCGGCAAGGGGATTGGGGTATGCAGGGTTCACGCAAACACCAGATCATGCGCTTTGCTGAAAACGCTGAACGCAATGCCGTCATTGAAGAGATTGCCCAAGAATTGGACAAGTTTGCTGGTCCATTTGGCAGGGACACGGTGCAATCGTTTGCGGCTTTTGTACGGTCAATGAAAAAATGAAACAAGATAAAAACATCAATCTGCACAAACAATTCGGACCTAAAGTAAGGACACTTTAATGAAACATCTTCTCTTAACTTTGTTGGCCGCTTCCACAGTAGCGCATGCCGACAATTTTGCCGAAACCGACAATCAAGCTGGCGGCAAGATCACCATAATGACTGACGTGTGCGAGGCTGACAAAGCACAGTCCCGCGCTTACTTCTACACCCGTGACGGGCTGACTGAGGAGGGTTGCTGGAAGTATGACGCTGAAACAATTGTTATCGTTTGGGAACGCCAAGGCAAGCGTCGCTATCCCATTAATATGTTTGCACTCATGGGTGGGTATCGTAAATTCAAGGCGTTTTAATCATAGAACACTGGAAAACCAAACTAAAGGTAAACACATGAAAGCACGAAAAGTATTCATAGCCCTCATGACGGGCAAAGGTTATGCTGAATCAGAACTTGAGTGGGACGGTGAGAAGTTCACAAATCAAAATATGACAACACGATGGAATTACTTTTTGCTTGGTTGGGAAATGCGAGGCGTAATGTGATCGGCTTGTTTTTAATTCTGTGCCTTGGAGCCGCCGTGACCATAGTGGTTGCCTGGGTATTTGTGCAAATAATCCTATGGATGCAGGAATAACGCTCGTTCATCTTGGCGGCGTTTAACCAGCCCTGGCAGGACTTTGCCACCGCCCTTGGTGTACTTTAGGAATTCATCCGCAGCACCCGCCTTGTCGCCTCTAAGCACTTTCTGGCGTAGCGTTGAACGCTGGGTTGTTCCAAGACCGCAGTTAAAAGAAAAACTGACAAGACTGTCAAACATCCCTTGGCTGAGATCGACAGGAAATAAAGTGTGTACTCCACGTTCAAACCTTGTGAGATCGTTTCTGAGAATGGCGTTTACTTCTTCTGCTGAAAACGTGCGATTATCTTCTGGGCGTAACTGATAACCATCTCTTTGATCGACTGGCATTTTGCCTTGATCTGGGTATAAAACATGACCAACTCCTATTGTCCAAAGTTTTGCTGGGCATCGGTAAGGCTTGAACCGCACCCCTTCATGGTGCTTGACCATCTCCACAGCTTTAAGGCTAATGTTCATTTTTTGAACGCTTGACCGCCAAACCAAAAACTGACGATGCAAGCCCAGATAATCTGAGTCTCATCATCCCACAAATGATTCAACGCCACATCAAACGCTACATCAGTGTGCCATGCGTAATAAAAACCAAACACTTCAACAAACATGAACATGATGAACATCCCGTAGGTAATGACTGAACGAGTTGCCGCCCTCATATCAATCACCCAGGTCGATGCACCTTGACCAAGTGCCACATCATGGGCGTACAAGGCTTGGCGTTCTTGCATCTGAGTCTGCGCCATTTGTACATCTGCATTGATCTGTATTTGCTCAGTATGGATGTGTTCAATGCGCTCTTGCGCTTCAAGGCCAGCTTTTTTGAGTGTCAGTTCACGCTCTGTCTGCATTGCGGCAAGGGCAAGTTCGTGCTTTTTGTCGGACTTGTCTTGGATGAATTCAAGGATTTTGGGCAGACCGCCCATAAGGAAACTTATTAGACTAGAAAATAGAGTGAGCATTTTTTAACCTTTCAATTCAAAACTTAGATTTTCGTGACGTGGGTATTGCACAACACGCTCCCCTTCAGGACACTTGTATTTGATGGTTGCCAGCAAAGTGGCTTTACCGTTGACAATATTTTCTTTATTCGACATCGTGAGTTGATAGGTGAACGTATCAATCTGTGGCCCTGCTGGGCCGCTGAATCTGCTTGCGGTGGTGGTCGCCTCATGCACCATACCAGCCGCATCCCGAATGCTTGGGGTAAAACTTTCAACAGAGCAATCATCCCGTTTTTTTATTCTTGCCACAGTGACATTGATGGGTTGTCCAGTCTCTGCCACGATTTTAAAATGCTCTGGTGACCATTCAATGATTGCGCGGTCAAACCAACCAAATTTATCGGCCAGCGTGTAACTGCCACCTAATGCGGCAACGCTTGCGGCAACTGCTCCAATGGTTTTGGTGAGGTCAATCATTTTTCTTCCTTCTTTTGCGCTTCTTCAACTTGTTTCCTGAGCTTTTCCACTTTTTCCATCTGGGCTTTGGCCTCACGCCTTACCACCATCGTATCCATGTACATCATGCCAACAAGGGGCAACACCAACACAAAGACAAGTGCAAACAGAACTAAGACAAGAAGGTATCCAAACGACCCTGATGATTGAGATTGATTATCCACATTAGGCATATCAGGTAAGCGACCACGAAAACCACCGCCACTGTTTCCAGCACCCTGTCCAGAATCTGATTTTTTAACCTTTGTCGCCGCCATGCTTTCACCCGCTTTTGATGCAGTTCCAGAGCCGCTTGCTCTGATTTCTGGTCCAACAGCTTTTGGTACTCTTCAACAATTTCACGCCAGAGATCGGGTTGGCCCATCTCCCAGCGCACCATTTTCTCAAGGTCGGCATAAAACTGCTTGGTTTGCCTGAGAAACATCACATTGTCTATGGCTTGTGTGGCAAGATCGTCTTTGATTCCTTTGCGTTTGTTTTCTTCTCGCTGAAACTCTGCTTTTTCATGACTAGATTCAAGTTCCGCTTGACCCTTGAAGAAGTTTGACAGTGCACCACCAACCTCGCTGGTAATCTTGGTCAAGTCATTGCCAGTTTTCTTTAGGTCTTGATAAACGGCAACGCAACCCTTTATGCCTTCATAGGCACTTTTGCAGAGTGCGAATGCCGTGATGGGGTCAATTTACAACCCCAGAATTTTTTTGACAAGTTCACCAGCAAAACCAGGGCCAAGCAAAACAGCCGCAATCAACACATAAAGCAAATACTCAATGCGTGTCATGCGCTGGGAACCAGATGCAAACGACTTTTCAATGGCGGTGTACCTTTCAGCACAAACTGCCTCATGTACCGCCAGTCTTGTGTCGGTATCTTCAAGCATCAAATGCCCTCGCCCTGCACGATGTAGACAGTTGCCGCCGCTGATGCAAGACCGCTGAAATACGATGTGCGCGCAAAGCGCAAAATCTCCACAGCCCCAGGCACAAGCACGATGGCTGGACTTGGGTTTCCTGAGACTGGGGCAACAGCATTTGCCGTAGCCAGTGCCGCAGTTGTACCAACGCCCAAAAACACCGTATAAGTGCTGTCATTGATGATGCGATATTGACCCGTGCCCTGTGCATCCAACCTGCCGCTTACCAACGCCTGAACGCCAGTAGGCGCAACAGCCGCCGCAGGAACTACTACGGTCTCGCCGAGTGGGGCAAATGCGATTTGTGAATTGGTAGACATCTTGAATCCTTTTTAAACTATTGGCATACGAATTGCAGAAAATACAATATCTTGTGGTGCACCGCTTGTTTGAGTTACTCTAACGTTTTTTCCAGATACTGTAATAGAAATATTTGCACCATTAGCGTATCCGCTTAATTGACAATTTGTAGAATCATCGATAACAAATGTGCTTGCAA